TTCCAAAAGAATGGGAACAGTTCTGCCAACAGACAAGACCTGAACTTAGCCCCGTTAAAACTTTTGACCAATTTAAAGATTATTGGGTTTCTCAACCAAAGGGCACAAAGCTAGATTGGTTTGCGACTTGGCGCAATTGGGTCAGAAGCACCAACGCACCTAAACAAAACCCTTATGACGTTGTGAGGCTCACAGTTCCAGCATCAAATGAGCTAGACCCTGCTTTGGAAAAGATTAAAGCTGATGAAAAGAAAGCCGCACCTATGCCAGAACACATCCGAGCCAAACTTGTTCAATTAAGGAAATCAAAATGCCAATAATTTTACCAAAAGAATTAAAAACTGAAGTTTGCGGACTTGGAGATGGCTTTATTTCCATAATTCAAACACGAGGCGTCAAAGAATGTGAAATTTTTTTATCTATTCATCAATTTCAAACAATTTTAAATCACGAAAAAACACTTATTAAAGAGGCTATGACTCCTGATGACACACCATGAAGCCACAGCAATCCTTAATCGGGTCAGAGAAGGACAACAATTTAGCCACTTTGTCATCACAAAAGCGCTTGAACTTACGGGAGACTATGAAGCAAACGGAAGCATTGGAATGGATCAGGCGATTCAAAAAGAAAGCCTTAGAGGAAGGCAGGGGGGAAGCCCATTATTGGTTTCAACAAGTGATTGCGGACATAGCCAAGAAACGTGGTCAACAAGCCGCTGATGACCTACGACAAAGAATGAACAGGATTAAAAATGAGACGAGCAGCAAGGGTTGACGCAAACCAAGACCAAATTGTGAGCGCATTGAGAGCTGCTGGCGCTTATGTTTGGATTATCGGGCTACCTGTTGACCTTTTAGTTGGTTACAAGGGTCACAGCTTCTTGGTGGAAATCAAAAGCACCTCTAAAAAGCGTTTAACGGGGCTACAAGCCGACTTTTTTGAGAATTGGTCAGGTAGTACCTTGGCGAGAATAGATTGCCCAGAAGCGGCTCTAAGAATGATTGGAGTAATTAAATGAGCAATAAAGTTGTTTACACCATTTTGATTGTTTTAATCATTGTCCATTGGGGATTGGTAGCCTACTTTATAGGATTCAAACCATGATTTTCATTCTGCAAAACAGCGAACAAGCTCACTCGGTACTTAAAAACTTATGGCCTAAGATCAAAGAAACCTTGCAAGCGGGCAAGCAGCTACGCCTTGAGGTCAAAAAAGCCAACCGAAGCAATGAGCAAAACGATATGTTTCACGCCCTGATTGACAAAATAACCAAAGAAATGAAAGCCGTTGGCTCTTCTTGGTCAGCAGATGATTGGAAACGCCTTCTGATTGACCAATGGGCGCATGAGACTAACCGCACGCTTGGCAGAATTACCCCAAGCCTAGACGGTTATCGGACTGTTCAATTAGGACTATTGAGCCGCAAATTCACCAAAGAAGAAGGCTCGGAGTTTATTGAATGGTTGTTGTGTTGGATGGCAGAAAAAGGAATTGAAGCATGAGTTACATCATTGCATCTTTGCCCCCCATGAAATGTTTTGTAAAACGAGAGTTTTTATACAACGATCACAAGGGGCATAATGAGCTAGAACCCGCAATATGGGTGAGCCTCAAAGCCTTGAGGGGACAAGTATTCCGCATTGAATCCTTACTACCCGCATATGGCGCTTTGTATGACAAGCTACCTATTCATGCCTATGTTTGGCATACCGATGCGGGTAATTTGCCCATAGACACCTTGCAACTATGGGATTGCATGGGCTACAAGTTTACAATTCTTGAGAAAATTGGGTTGCGCAATTTAGGTGTGAAGTTTTTAGGCAAAGACAAAGAATGGCATTTTGGGCGGTATTTGTTTACCGTAGACTTTTGTGCCGATGGAATGGACTTAGACACGGGCTTTACCGAGCAAGCCGAGGAACATAAGAGTTTCAACTTTATTGCGTTAGACAATGGGCAATTTGCTTGCCAACCCAACAACCGATGCCTGTGGTATGACCAAAGCCTAATACCCGCAGAAACAAAATTCCCCGATTTCCAAGCCGCAAAGAGACTTTGGACGGTAGATGGCACACGCAAATGGTCAGCGGGCGATGATTGGTTCTATGACATAGAGGAAAAACATACATGATGTGTCCCGTATGCAAAACCCGCCACAACAAAGTCTTAGACACTAGGACAAACCCTGAGTTTATCCTTAGAAGACGTTTATGCAATAACGGTCACAAATACCTAACAAGAGAATACGCAATTAAAGATGACACAATATCTGAAGCACCAATATGTGAGAAGTCAGAAACTCCTAAAACTAGTGGCGGGTTTAGCCTGTCAAAACTGTGGCACAGATAACGGGGTACAGGCGGCACACAGCAATTGGGGTGGTGGCAAGGGTAAAGGCATCAAGGCCGATGACAATCTAGTGGCTGCTTTATGCCTTAAATGCCATTACGAAATAGACCAAGGGGCGCATTTATCTAAGGATGAACGCAAGGAAATGTGGTTAAAAGCCCATCAAAGAACCGTAAATAACTTGGTTGAAAACAATCAATGGCCCAAAGATGTTCCAATTCCGATATACTAAAATTGTAGTTGCCTTGTGGTGAGACTGTACTAAAATGCAATCTCACCACTTTTTTTAGGAAAAAGCATGGATAAATACGCTGGCTTTGTCTCAAACTTTGTCCTCGCACTACTGCATTGCGGCACAAACGCCCACTTAATGCATTGGACAACCAACAGCTTTAGCAAGCACATGGCTCTTGGCACGTTCTATGACTTGATCGTTGACCAAACCGATGCCTATGCCGAGGCATACATGGGTAAATACGGGCAACTAAAGAAGTTTCCCAATGAGTACCATCCCCCAAATTCTGACCCAATCAAATACTTTGAAGTCTTATCCAAGTTCGTAATGGATATTAGGAAAGAGCTACCCCAAGACTCGGAACTTAATCAGCTTGTGGATAACATACAAGAAAACATAGATTCAACCCTGTATAAGCTCAAATACTTAGACTAATGGCTGATCCACAACAAATTGCTGCTGCTTTAAACTTTTATGACTCCAAAAAGAGTCTAGACCCTTTTGCACAACAAAATAGTGGCGAAAGAGTATTACCTACTTTGGCTAACATTTACAGCGCCATTGATTCTGCAAAACGAAAAGGGTCTGATTTTGTTCGAAATCCTGTTGAAAGTTTGCAACAAATCGTTGGTTATGGAATGGATAAGGCCAACGCAGCTAGGGATCAGCTTTACCAAGCAACTGAAGAAGAAGGCATAAATTACGGGCCTAAAACTAAAGCACTAGCCAAACTAATGGCAGAGAATTACAACCCCGTGGGGATGTTTATTGGCCCAAATGCCGCATCTTTTAACAAGATTATGGCAACCAAAGCCTTGGACTTAGAAAAAGCGGGTAAAAGTGCTAAGGAAATTTGGGAAGAAACTGGCACATTTAGAGGCCCTGACAAACAATTGCGACAAGAAATCAGCGACAAAGGCTCAAAGATTACTGAAGATGTTTATAACCAAATATCGGCTAATAAACAGTTTACAGGCCCGATGGGGCAAGCCTTGCAACATGAGGAACTTTACAAAGCCTATCCACAAACTGCTCGCATACCAACAGTAATGTATGCAGACGAAACTCCATATGGAAGTGTTTTGCGTGGCAAAGAAGGCACATTTCAAGTGCCACAGATAACAGTTGGCGGCCCAAGTTCAATGTCACAAAGAAGCACTGGACTCCATGAAATACAACACGCAATTCAGCAGAAAGAGGGTTTTGCTAGAGGCGGTAATTTAAATGAATATGCAACTGGCCCAATGTTTGACAAGACAGCAAGGGATTTAACTGCTGATTTAAGCCAAGTTGTTACAGGTGGTGTAAGCGCAAAGCCATTAGAAGTTTTACAAGGTTTAAAGTACACAGACCCAAAAGATGTTGAGCCAATTATCAAAAAATATGGTTTTAAAAATATTGATGAAGTCAAATCTTTTATTTATGATCAAAATGAAAGAAGAACACCATTAGGCCAATATTTGCGAACTGCTGGAGAGGCTGAAGCTAGAGCAACGCAAAAACGCAGAAACTTGACTAATGAAGAACGTAGAGCAATTTTCCCGCTTGAAAGTTATGATGTACCGATAAATGAGTTAATTTTTAAATAATGACTTAACTCTATATAAACTAAAGTACCTAGATTAAGCAATTCACCCGACAAGGTGCAAGCAATGATTGAAAACAACAAAGTTAAACAAAGCCGCAAGGGTAAGACCAATAATCCCAACGGTAGGCCATCAGGAGTACCCAACAAGGTCACGCAAGAGGCAAGACAGGCCATAGCCTCATTTGTCGATGGAAACGCCCACAGGCTCGCAGAATGGCTTGATGCCGTTGCCGAGGGTGATCCAACTAACGACATAAAGCCAAACCCCGCAAAGGCGTTTGAGATGTTCCAAAGCGTTGTTGAGTACCATGTACCAAAGTTGGCACGTTCAGAGGTAACAGGCGCAGATGGTGGCCCACAGGAAATGGTCATTAAATGGCAAGCGGAGTCATAGAAATCCCGTACAGCCCTAGAAAGCAATTTAGGGAGTTTCACGCTAGAACCGAGAGATGGGCTTGCTTAGTAGCTCACCGAAGGGCGGGTAAGACCGTTGCGGCTATCAATGACATCATCAGGGCGGCAATCACTTGCAAAAGCCCCATGCCCTTGTTTGGGTATGTTGCCCCGTACCGAAGCCAAGCCAAGAGCGTGGCGTGGGACTATTTGAAATACTTTTCCCGCCCTATTGCCAAGTCAACCAACGAGGCCGACTTAATCATTGAACTGTTAAACGGTGCAAAGATCAGGCTATTTGGTGCGGACAATGCCGATGCCATGCGAGGATTGGGCTTTGATGGCCTTTACCTTGATGAATATGGCGATTTTAAGCCTAGTGTGTGGGGTAATGTGGTGAGGCCAGCTCTATCCGACAAACAGGGGTGGTGCGTCTT